ATAAAACACCAAGCCCATCGATGTTCGTTCCGTTGAATACCTCAATCAACTTTTGAGTGATCATCCCAATTCTAGTCTTATAGTTTGAAAGGGTGTTTACCTTATAATGAGCATATGTTTCCATCCCCATAATTACCGAACCAGTAGTTCTATTTCTTGGAACAATTTTATAGGGAGAAATACGCAAAATGCACTCTTCTCTTGTAAACACGGAATCATTTCTGGTATCCATGAAAACGCGATAGAGAGATGAATCTTCTTGACCGGAATAAATTAAAGATGTTTTTTCCTCATAGGTAAGATTTGGAATATTCCAAGCATCTGCGGTTGTATCTTTTAAAAGTTTCCAAATTAATTCATCGGATTCTAAAATTTTTACAATGCAGTTATAAGAAAAATCCGCAAATCTATAAAACTTATTATAAGCAAAATCGGGAGAGTTAAAGTTTTGCGTCATCTATATCACCACATCCCTTTCAGATATACTCTAAACGTTCTACTTAAAGGCCCGGTTGTTGTGCCAGTTACTTCTAAGTAATCAGTCAAGAATCTTTCCACATTTTCAACAGTGAAAGCATTGCCCAAAGTTGTATAAACATAGTGATCATACGGGATACTTCTTGCATCAAGAGTAAACACAAAAGCATCGGCTTGTAAAACACCATTTTCGTATAGTCCAACAGTAAAGGTTGTAGTTTTACCTTCCAAAACATAATTCACGTTCGGATTAATCAAAATTTCAGACTCAACAACTGGAGCCGATTGAACAGTAACAGTGATATCTTCATAGACATCTGTGTTATTTTCAAGAGTTGCTCTTACGGTACAAGTACCAACTGCAACAGCAGTCAACAATCCTGTGCTGCTAACTGTGGCAACATCTTCATCGTCGCTAGCCCAAATAATTGTTCTAGGGGCAACTTGATTATTTACCGTAACTGTAGCATGGAATTGTCTGGTTAAACCTGTTTGAATAGTCAATGGGTCTTCTTCTACTGATATGTCGTAAGTGTATTGAACAATGTCTGCAATACCATTGGTTAGATCATCTGTATCAGGATTGACGTAGTTTGCCATCATACTTAAACGTAAAAGACCGGCAGATAAATTATCTTCGGTCTGCATGTTGTTATAGTTGTTTACGCCACCACCTAAGACTCTAAAAGCATTCCAGTTATTGGCGTTACCAAACAAAAACCTTTGATTTGGTCTAACTCTATTGGATTTTGTGTTCCACTGACAGAGAACTTCCAACTGAGCAGCAGGAGCCACTAAAGCAGTACCAGCAGTAGCGAAGTCACGATTTTCTTTGATCAGATAATCAATCGAACAGGGAACTTCAAAATAACCCCCATCTGGATCAGTCCATCGTAGAACGTTATTGCAGCGTTTTACCACGCAGGAAGCAGCCAAGTTTTTGTGAATGTCTGCATTGATTACCACCCAATAGTTTTCATCAAAGTAATACATATACCCTGGGCCAGTAGCGTGATCAATGTCTTTAAACATTATCTTTCGGTAATCATCACCCAGTTTATCGCCCGTTTCGTTGTTAATAACGTGGGTTATAACTCTAACTTCAGATTCATACCAAACATCACCGGCATAGGGCAATTCTTCTTGGATAGTCCAAACGTCTGAAGCATTTGTAAACTGGCGATTTAGAGTTTCCTGAAAAAGATCAACATATTTGTCTTTTTGGCTTTTACCAATCATAGGCATTTGGGCTTTTAAATATGTGTAAGCCATATTTAACTCCCTGTGTAGCCATTGAATGATTGATTAATCCATAGACTCCAATCTTGATTACGATATGAATAATCGTTTAGTATCTGTGAAAGATTTTCTTTGACAGTCATTAGGTAGGCTGATTTTTCTTTTAAGTTGTTGGCCTCACTATGGATGGAAAAATCTTTGTCGCGGATGTGTATGGACATCTGCGTAATATCTTGTACTTCTTTATTCAGCCAATATTTTACCATTAGTTGAGCCAAGATAACTTGATTTTCTAATGTCAGAGTATCGGTGAAGTTTTTTGTAGTACCATCATACACTAAAGACTGAGTACAAATTGGAGTAAATTCTACAATTGCAAAGTTTAGGAAACTAGTTAGATAGACCGTAAAATCAGTTTCACTGCTTTGATATAATGCTGTAAGACGATAATCGTCAATTTGTGTCATAAAGAGGTCAATTACGTCTGTTATATTCACTGCCATTTATAGACCTCCTTTTTTTAAGTTTTAGTTTTTAAATTATGCCGCCAGATTTGCATATTCTTTTGATTCTTCTGCCTTAGCAACCAAATCAATTTTTGCAATCCTAGAAATTTGAGCAACAATATTTAAGTCCACGTCTTCGTTTTTCGTGATTCTTTCAACAATCATGTCGTTGATGATTTCTTTTTGACGATCATTTGCAGACTTATAGAGTTCCACTAAATCCTGCGATTTGCCTACTCCGAAAATGATGCTCTCCATTTTATCTTTAGTCAAAAGAGTTGCATAGAGATCGTCTAGGCCGTGAAGCCTAATGATTCTTCTGTCCAAAATAAAAAATAACCCGCGAGTAAGAAAGTGCTGTTGATTTTCTATGATGTCAGCGACTTCTTTGTAGATAATTCTTTTTACTTCACCAAATTTTGTGAATGTGTATTTTTTTCCCTTTCCAAAACCTTCAGTTGAAAGATTGAGGCGATCATTTGTCAGACTCATAATTTGAACATAGTCTTCAGGCTTGACGGAGTCATTTTCATTTTTTGGCAGCGGAGTTCCAGAGAATTGAGCCAAAAGAGATTCTAATTGTGAAACTCTTTCTTTTAATTCGTCGTATTCCGCTTCTTTTGTAACCGATTTAGTGTTCATTTTCTCCTCTAATTGTTGAATATATTTTGAGTGAGGGTATATTTCAACCCTCACTCGTAAAATATTGTAATTTTAAATTACAGTTCGATTGTGGCGGCAACGGCATTGGTCGCTACGGCGGTTCCAAAAGACTTCCAAATGGTATTGGTCTGAGTGAGGTTAGCGTTTTGATAAACGTCCGTGGTGTTACTCATGGTAGCGCCTTCCAGAACCAACTTCACAATCTTCTGCGAAGAAGGAGAAAGAAGCCAAACGCGATCATCGGCCAATTTTAGTTGGAAGGGGGTTTCCCAATCGGCAACCTGCGGGAGCATTAGCATCGAATAACCGAAGGCCGTTGGGACATAGCCCATCTTGACATAAGGACTATCTACGAGATCATAACGATAGTTTGGGTCTAATGGGACAATATTTCCCAAAGCTGCTTTCGTACCAACAATGACGGCTTCAGCGCCGCCATTCCATGCCTGAACCTTCTGCGCCAAAGAAATCAAGTCGGCCTGAGTGTATCCGCTAACGCGCAGGGCTGCGGCGGCGGGAGTGTTCACCAGGGCATTCATGGTTGTACTCATCAAATTATACACGTCAACAGTAACGGCGGTTTCCAGAGAGCGAACGGCTTTGGCAACAAATTCAGCCAGAGATTCCTTCCCCGCCAAAACGCGATACAAAGACACAAACACAGAAAGTTCTCTCATAACCGGAACTACCGTGACAAGTCCAGCGTACTGTTTGTGTAATTCCGTTGAACGCTGACCGCGACCAGCCTTGCTAACTGTAAATAAGTCTCTGCTTTTAACTTCGAACGCCGCAGAATCGCCCCATCCAATAGTTCTAACGTCAGTGTATGCCCCAATCGAGTCGATGATCGAACTCGGAAGAACAAAATCTATGAGCATATTTGTAACCGCGAAACTTGCCCACTTCACCATCGGGTTAGACGCCCAGTGTTCTAGGGGTAATTCGACCAGGTTTTGCCCAGAAACGCGTAGAATTTCCTTGCGAAGAGCGGCGTTCATCTTGTCTTCTTTCTCGGAAAAAGAAATGGTGTTATCAAACTCAACACCTTTAGAGCCGTTTAGAGAGCGATAGTGATTCCAGTAATCAGCGAACATCTTGTACACGCCAAGATTGGCTTCGCCACCAGCAAATTTAATAAGACCATCAGTAACTTTAGTCATAAAATATTCCTCCTAATTTAGTTTTTTTTGATAATTAAGCCAGAGCGACAACTTCAAACTGATAGGCCGTTACTCTGCCAGAATTAACGCCACCATCAGGAATGGAAATGTAGGTTGTGCCAAGCAGTTTGCAGGATAATCCGGAAATGGCAGCAGCAGCCCAATTCAATTGGTAGTCCGAATCGGTTGCGACAATATAGGTGTTGGTTGACTTGGTTCCAGTAATAACATCACCAGTAATGGTAAAAATATCGCCAACCTGAAGTTTAAAAATGTCAAAAGGACGAGTCGCCTTATTGATAAAATTTTGCGGATTCGGGTCGATACCAGAGAACTGTGCCGAACCAGAAATTGTTAGAACAAGTTCTGGTGAATAAATCATCCAAAGACCAGAAGCCAGGTTTGCCGTAGCGGGCTGGACAGCAGTCCAGAGTTCGGTTTCACCGGCAGTAGCAGATTTTCCGCTGGTCAGAGCAACGACCATACCGTTTTCAAGATCAGAAGCAGAAACCGCAGAGCGATTATACGAATCAACATTCATACTCGCAACACGATTCGGGATTAGTACGCCATAGGACATAATGTTTTCCTCCTAAGAAAATAAATAGTTTGTTAAAATTTGTTCAATATTGTCTTTTTCCCAATAAGGAATAACCAACAGGTTTATTCCTTGAGAAAGACAATATTCTTCTTTTATTTTGTCTCTAAAAATAGTTTCTTGGAATCCTTTCGTTCCTCCAAAAAACTCATTTTCTTCATAGTGTTGCATTCCGTTAAACTCTATCCCCGTATTATGTTCCGGTAAATAAAAATCAAAAAGCAACCTTCGAACGTTCTTGCAATCATCAAATTTATGTTGAGGAAGAAAAAATATATTATTCTCAATTAAAAAATTTTCTATTTTTCTTTCACCGCGGGAACGATTGCACATTCCGCACGCACTATTGCCTCGAATAAACAACCAAGTCGTTTCCCATGTATACGAGCAAATTGAGCAAGAAACAGTCATTTTGGGCCAATCTACGTCATCGTAGGTTTGGTAGTTAACAAAAATCAAACCTCGCCTACTTAGGTCAGACCATATTTCTTCGGCGGAAAGTCTACTTTTCCTTGTCCTAGACGCTATTCCGCAATGAGAACACCTGTGACCCAATTTGAACGACGAGAATAGTATTTTATAATTCTTTCCGCATACTCCGCAAAGAATTTCTATTTTTCCATTTCCAGAATATTTTTCCGACAATAGAACATCTCCGTTCCCATTATCTTCTACATATCCAAAAACCTCTTCGTATGTTTGCAAAAATCTTTTCGAAACATTTTTTCTGCCACATTCATCACAGCGAAGGGACTTTCCGTATATGAAATTTCCTGCCTGTGGAAAATAGTGGTTTCCACACTTACATATAATTTCAATAGGGTTTCTTCTCCCAGTATATTCTCCGACCATATCGTAGCCCATTTCTAAGACCATGTTTCTAACTTCTTCAGTTGTTAGTTTCCTCATATTCCTTCTTCCTCATTATATTTAGTCTTAACGCCATTCAATTTAGACCATTCGCTTAAGGCATCTGCTAAATAATCATTTCTAATATAAACCCAATAAGGTTTATTGTTAGTTTGATTATTTCCAGTAAATTCAAAACGAATAGTTTTTTCAGTTAGAAATTCTTTTAACCGAAACGAATAGCAAAAGAAGTATTTTTTCGTAACAGAAACCATGTCTCACCTTTATATAATTAGTTCACTCTATTCCCACAAACTTTTCTTTGTGGGTTTATCAACATTAGTAAACGGTAAACCAATTCTAACTTCATTAGAACTCTTACCTTTAGCAGCAAAAGTAAATGCCTTTGCTCTAACCATGTTTTTATACGCGTCAAGAGTCAGAAGCGAGAATTCAGCAGCTTTTTCTCTCAAAGCAGCCATTTCTTCTTTAGGCATTTCAACAGCATTTTCAACTTCTTTCAAAGTAGTTTCAACTTCAAACTGGAATTGACTAGCTTCAACATCAGCCTTAAATTTCTTAAGGTTTTCATTCTCAGCCATATACGAATTCATCTTTTCTTCATTTTCAGCCATTTTAGCAGAAAACTCAGACATCTTACATTCAAATTCCTTCGCCTTAGAAGCATACTTCATCGCAACAGCGAACATAGCACCAGCGACCTTAGCAAATTCTTTACCTTCTTCTTTCTTTAATTCTGAAACAGCCATTCCGACCATTTCTTCATTGGATTCGGTTTCAGCTTCTAAAAACGCTAAAGCAGCAGCCACATCGAGATAAGCGTCCAAAGAAAATTCCTTTGGTTTTTCTTCTTCCTCAGATTCTTTCTTCGGTTCTTCTTTGGGAGTTTCAGGAGTTTCTTCAGCGGCCATAGGTGTGACCGCAGATGCCACCGCAGACATTTCCTCTTCCTTTTTCAATTCTTCCTTTTCTTTTTCATCCATGTTTTTTTCCTCCTTTGCAAAATAATTCACCCTCTGTTGATCCAATTCATCCATCTTAGCAACTAAGGATGAAGCCCATCTATAACCAGCATCACCACCATAAAGCATCCAAGAAACATAACTATTAGAATCTTGATCATTATGATCTTCTTTGCTTTTCCTAGATAGGTATTTTGCTGTATGTCTTAGTTTATCTGGTGTGATTTTATCTTTTCCAGATATAAAACGTGCATTTGCTAAAGCTACAGATGTTGCACCTGTACCTTTTTTCTTATGCAAGTCCAAACCCATTTTAGTATTTGACTTTACTTCTTCAGGAATAGTAAAATCAATATCATCATAACGAGATGAGAATTCGGCTTTATATGCTTCTAAATATTCTTTATCGGCCTCAGAGAATGACAACATTTGCATGTGAGCTCCCATTGAGGCTTCAGTCACCAAATCCCCCAAAATACAGACGCCAGTATAGGCAAAATTTAGCATTTCCAGAATTCCATCAGGTCTTTCTTTAGCCTCTATCAATTCCATCTCAACGCTGACTTTCTTTCTTCCCCCAGAAAAACGAAACAATTCTACAACTTTAGGGGCATATCTTTTCCAAATTTTAGTCAAGACCACCAATTGCAGTCTTCCGCCATTTTCTTCCCTGATAAATTCTGCGCTGTTTGGTTCAACAAATCCGGCAATAGAAGATTTCTCAGGTTTGTCAGCATGAGAACTTAGGTCATCAAACCTAGCATCATAAACATACAAAACTGGTTTATTATAAATTGTTGAAGCAGTATTTTTCAACACTTCTTCCGAGCAACTCATATCATGCCTATTTAGAGACGAACTAAACGCTAAAATTCTCGCAGTAGCAAATTGGGAGTTTGGATTTTCTTCAATGATGTCTGCACTTTCAACCTCAAAGTTAATGTGCTTATTCAATAATCCACCTCCTTTCTTATAATTTTTCCAACCATTTAATCAAACCACTTTTTATTTTCAACTTAATTGGCATTCTTTTCAAAGATTCTTTTAGCGTTGCGGTATTCATAAAATAATAAACATTACCGTCAATACCTAATAATGGAACATTCTCTTTTTGTAACCAGTCTGCAATAATCTTTGAGAAACCAAGTTTGTTTTCTATGATTTTAGGATTGACTAGCATTCAACCTCCAAAAATCTCTTTCATTAATATTTTATCAATATTCTTAATTTCCCAATATGGAATAATCAATAACCTAATATTGTTTTCTAAACAAAAATTTATTTTTATAGAGTCTCTAACTTTTAAATCATTGAAAAAGTTAATTGAGTGTTCAAATCCTTTTCCTCCGAAGTCAACTGGCTTATAATGCTGTATTCCATGATATTCAATACAAAAGTTTCCGCTACCCAATATAAAGTCAAACGGTAAATGCCTTATGCTTTTGCATCCCAGAATAGACTTATGAGTTTCAAACTCAACATTATTGCGTAAAAGAAATCTCGAAACAATATTTTCCCCGCGTGACGTGGAGGCGCACACAGGACAGCCACTTCCCAAATTATAAACCCTTACGTTTATGTCGCACTTCCAAGAATGTCCACAAGAATTACATTTCCACCAAACAGTCCTTCCACTTCCGGGGGAATACTCCTCTGGACTCTTACTATTCTTTTCATAATCCCATTCTTGCAATAGTTCCGAGTGAACCGAAGCAAACGACCTGTTCGGAGAAACTCTCTTTCCTGCACAATACGGGCAGCCCTTCTTGTTGGCATACATCGTGTCCCAAGAGGCATCGAATTCATTAGAACAAACGCTACAGAAAAACATCAGTTTTTCTCTTGCTCCAAGATATTCCGTAGATTTCAAAGAAATCGAACCTTTAAATTCCTTAAGCCATTTTTCAATGTTGTACAATGCAAACGGATTATCCTTATTAAATTTTTCTGGTATATTATTGCGTTTTATCGCAGACCAGAACTTGCTACAAGTAGTATAACTAATATATCCGTTTACATCAGATATGTACACGGGAGAGCCAAATCCGGCATACTCATCTTCTTTTGTAATAAGAGTATATCCGTTTGATTCCAGGAAGAATACTGCTTCTTGATACGGCTTTCTATTATACGCAATTCTTGTCATTTTATAACACCATAAACTAAGAACCCATGATTAGATCGAAAACGATTATGTCTGAGACAGAAGTCAATCTTTTCACAAATTCTTCAGATTCGCGCTCTTCCAAAACTTGGTATGAAAGCAGTTCGGAAATAAAAGGCAGGTCAATAAATGATCTACTTTCTAAAGCCAATCCATAAATATCTTCAATTGATTCTGTTGTAGCTTGTTCTGTTTCCAGATAAATTCTGCCAACATCATCAAGTGAATTAATTTTGATTTCAGGTTGTTCAACCTCAATGTAGTGATACTGACCATCTACGCGAGAATTTATGTAATCTAAAATTTTCTCGTAATGACTCATTTCTTCATCGGCTTGAGATTTAAAATGTTTAGCTAAGTTTTTTAACTGTAAGTTTTCAAAGTAAGATTGAATAGTTGTATACTTGTAAAAATTACCCATCTCTGAAGCCATTTGATTACAAAAAGAGTCACATAATTCTTGTGATAATTTGATATCACACCTCCTTTCCGAACAGTTCTTCATAGAGAATTTGTTCGATGTTATCGAATTCTGTATAAGGGATTCGAATTAATTTTATGTTGTTGTCGATACGGTGTTGAGTTTTGATGGAGTCTCGCGCCACCTTTTAGACATAGCGCAAGACTCCATTTTTATCAACTAATCCAATTACGCAAACGTAATGGCGGTACTGGCAACCAACTTGCCGCTTGGCATAACCAAAACGAGATACCACGTAGCCACACCCGATTCAACAATGTCGATGTCAATATCGCCGTCAGACTCACTAACCAATTCAAAGGACTTGGCAGCACCAATGGCAACTTCTGTGCTATCATTGAATGAGGCAGTGGTCAGATCACTACCATCGGTCATGTCACTGGTGTTAGCAGTCCAATCCGCAACCCCAGCGGCGATAGCAATGTAACCCAAAGACACGTTCCCCGCGTCAACAGCGGGAAGAGCAGCCAAAGCGGTTGGGGCATCATCGTAAATCTGGGGAGACAGAGGAACCTTAGTACTAACCGTACCGGCAGCATTTATCTGAACCAGAACCACACCGAATTTCGTAGCAGTAACAACGTGTGCGGCAGAGAAGACGAGTTCAACCGTTGCGGCTTTGGTATGACTTACGCCATTAATTAAGAAGGCAGAGGTCTGAGTTGTCTTGAACTTCTCAGGAGTTGCGTCAATCGCCAGATTTCCGTCCACGACCAGAGAATTCCCCAGAGTCGGAGCGGAAGCGATAAGAAGACCGTCCGTACCAATGGCAGTTCCGCCAGACGGAGCGGTTGTAGCCAAACTGTCGCCGTTAGCATCATTGCTCAAATAGGCTTTGACAGCGCCACGCACAGCTAAATCGGCAGAATTCCCGTCAACGAGTTGAACACCAACGTTGATTGTATCTGCACCCTCAACGCCAACCACAAAGGTAGCGCCTAACGGAGCGCCGTCCAAAACATTCAGTTCGGCGGCGGTAGCGGTAACAGCCGTACCAGCGCCAGCACCAAGTTTGAAACCGCCATCGGCAATGACTAGTGTGTCAAGGTTCTTGTTGGCCCCAGCAACAATGGTTTTGTTTGCGGTAACAACTCCCGCTGTCACGCCAGAAATAGTTCCAGCTTCGAGATTGCCAAGCAGCGTTCCCATAGCCGCTCGCTGCGCGGCGGCATTCATATTATTGAGTTGAGTTTTCTGCAACGTACTTAAAGTCATAATATTTTCTCCTTATTTCATTGCCATCTGTGAAACTTATTTTTATACAATTTTACGTCGCGTAAGATACAGAAATACATATCGCATGTCAAGCGATAGTCAAATCATCCGACGTTTTCTTTACCGTTTCCATTTTTTGGTTCTTCAAACCTGTCAATTTTCTTTATTTCTCTTTCGTGAATTGGAACTTCACCGAAAGACCGAACTTGATGACTCAATTTTTCAATTGTTTCATCTTTTACCTGATTCAAATTTTCAAGTTCATCAACTCTTTTCATCAAAGCAGAAAACTGTTCTTTCAACTCAGAAAGCGCAATATCTTTTCTTACGTTTTCTTCTTTTAGTTCTTTTATTTGTTGTCTCAAGGGTTCAATTAACCCCTTTGCTGTTTCAACAAAAAGCCTGTCGCTTTCAGTTCTTTTTGTATCTGCTTCTTGCTTTTTAAGTTTTGCATCTGCATCAAGGATTTTATTTTCATTTCGATGTTTTAGAACTTGAATAATGATAGGTATGGCGCTGCCTATGGCAGCTATGATAGATATAACTAGGGCAGCAATATTTTCGACACTCATAGATTTTTATATTCCTTTTCGATGACTAAACATCCTGCAACCAAAAATAAAACTAAAATTCCATGTAATCTCAATATTACTGACCACTGATTATATAGAGTGTGAGTGGGGTGAAAAAATAAAATAAATCCTAAATATAAGACATTGTGTAGTAAATAAAGATGAAAAAGCAAACGCCAATTCATATTTCTTACGTTTTATCCCCCAATACACCCATAAAATCAAACCAAAAACAGAAAAGATAAAGGATGCCCAACGCATGATATCAACATTTACCATGTGTTTTCTCCTTTTCCCTCGTTTTATTTAACTACATTTGTTATTTTTAAAACAAACGTAATTATTGATATTAATAAACTAATCAAAGATATTCCCATCACTATTGTTAATTGTGCTTGACTCGCTTTTCCTGCAAGTTCTGCCCTAGACAACATAAGAGAGCGAATATCTAAAACGATGTTTTCTAAATCTTGAATGTTTCTTTGTTTAAAAGCCAACCATTCCGTTGATCTAACGCTATTGTTATTTACGTCACGAAGAGCTTCTCTAAGTTCGTTGGCAGCATCCATCCTTCGATCCATTGCGTCTAAGGCAACACTTTCTGATTTAATGATTGCTTCTAGCCTAGCGTCAATATATTCTTTTAAGGAGATGTATTTCCACTTTGGCATTTTTACCTCCTTAAATTGTTTTTATGTTATAGAGGCTTACCACAGCATTTGCAAACTGGGGCAGGGGGAACGGTTGAACCGAAATAATCTGCTACGGCAGAATTGTCGCCGTTCCATCGATTGATGTCAACCGTTTTAATGAAGTCATTGCTAGAAGCGGCAAATCCTTCCCAAGCCGGTTTCTTGTCACAGTTTTGATGAATTAGCCAGCTAACAACTGTTGAAGGAATAGCGGGTGGAGCCGGACGTTCAACCGTCCTGTCCATCAAATAATGAGCCAACCACCAATCATATCGGGTTCTCCACATGTCGTTTACGGTGTACGAATCGATCCAACTCTTACGACTGTAAATAATCGGTTTCTTTCCGGTTTTGGCTTCGACCTGTTCTAGCCAAGCTACCGCAGCGATAGTAATGGGTCGCTTTCGACTGTCCGTGAGTTAGTTCCAAGTCAAGTACAGGAATTTCAAACTCCCAAGAAACAGCACACGCATTCAAAAAATTATCAACCTGTCTGGGTACATTTTCTCCAGGATACAAGACGTGATAAGGCATAATAAAAATACCCAGTCTTTTACATTCCGAAAGGTTATATCC